GGGCGGTATGCTGTCTGCATACCCACTACGGGGTAGTTGTGTCTAGGGTGGTGCCCAGTGGCCGCCCCGGGCACCTCGCGGTGCCCTATTTATCGCCACTGGGTAACGCAACTAATGTTGCGCCCGGGACCCACCAATCCCCGGTTGCCGACCCCGCCTGCTCGGCGGCTTGGTCGACACTTCCTCGTAGTCCGACTCCTCGGACTCACTTGACGGATGAGGGTCAATCCGGTGTTGGCTGAGCAAGGCCACCATCTGCTCGTACGTGCCCACGGAGGGTTGCAACGCGGCGGGCTTTGCGCCCACCGCGAACTTGGCGTAGCTTGCAGCGCCGGGGAACCATGAACGAAGTCCAGTTGCTAGTAGAGTCAGGGAGGAAATAACGTTGCCCGATTCGCCAGTGCTGAGACAGCTCTGGTTGGGCAAATCCCACGTCAAGGTGGTGTCAGCCGTGGTCGGGATGCCATTGTACCGGAACAGGGTCTGTACGTTGGTATCGTACCCCGAATCGGTGTACGTTATGCCAGTACCGCCAAAGGGTTGGACTATGTCCCACCCGGGCAAATTGCCACTGACGCTGGCCAAGTTGCCGTGGAAGTGAAAGTTCGAGCCGCCAAGTGGGGCGTTGGCCAGGTTGTACACCATCCGCATCAACGTCCCCACCCCGCCTTGCTCGAAGAGATTCATCACCGCCATCGGCAGCTTCCACTGCTCCTGATAATGTGCAGTCCCGGTATCACCCATGAAAGACTTGGTCAACATTGGCCCCTGGGCTAGGGTGGAAGTGTAGCCCGGTGCCACTGGTGAGCCGCGTGTAACCGCGGTGTTGAGGGTGTCGATGGCTGTTGCAGTCGTGCCACCCTGGACCGACTTGTACTGTGAGACCGCGGTGCCGACAGTCACCACCTCGTTGGAACCCTCCGGTCCTGATCTTGGGGACCGGAACTCCACAGTATAGTCGATCCGCACCAGCCCGCACTCAGTTGATGTTGTGACTAGATTGAGTGCGAACATGGCACCACGGTCAGGGTGCTTTGCAGCACCCGATGTGTAGCGCCATATGCCAGGTCCTCCATTCGCCTGATCTAGTTCCTTCTTCGAGAACCGCATCTCCATGCTCTGCCACATAGGACCTTCAAGATTCGGCTGAAGACTCTGTACGGCTCCAAGGAGCACCCCATAAGGTGATGCTGGGGTAGTATCAGCCGGATCAAAGTCGACGCCCATGACCACTTTTCCAGCGGTCATGGTGCCAGAGTTCGAGATGTACCGCAGCCGCAAGGACTGTAGTCGCACCTCTTCCCACATGCCAGCATAGGCATCGAGCCTCGCCAGCCCGGACGCGCCTGGATAGAACTGAAGCACGTTCGGGGTAGTGCTCTTCTGAGGATCGAGCGCTATAGCCGTCGCCAACCCCCAGACCTCAGATGAGGACACCACCATCACACCATTTCTGGTGGTAGTGGCGCTCTCAACAGTCCGGGTTATCCCCTGTCGGGGAGCAACCAACCTCCCTCCGGAGGCACCCCTTTCGGGGTTTTGCCGCCTTCGTCGGCGGCTCCGCCTGGCCTTGGGTTTCCCCTTAGGCATGGCGGCCCTCGGGCGTCGCCCCCGGTAGTCTGAATGGATTGCCACGGTACCATTCCTCCAAGCATTGCTGCTCAGTGTTTGATATCCCAAACGCGCTAGCGAAAGTTGCCCTAGCTTCTTCAGTTATGGGCCAAGGCTCACGACGGGCCTCTGCGTCCTCCAACACATACCTCCAGGTTTCATCCTGGGGCAAACGCATCGGCCGAGCCCCACCACTAGCACGCTTCATGAACAACGCCATCTCCTGCAAAACAGGCATGCCGGTGTTGGAAACGAGCTCCCCATCGGCAATAGCTGAGACGTAGTTCTTCCACACCTTGTCCGGATAATTCCTGATGGTATAGGCCATCCGGGTGATGTGGCGTTCAGGGATCCTACACATCCGCCAACCACGAGCAGTTCGCACCGGCCGCGATTGACAGAATTCCACCTGGCTAAGGTCGTCGGTGTAATCGACCTTAGTGTTGAAGCCCATGTACGAGAAGTACTCCCTATCCAGTGCTTCCCACACAGATCTTGGCATGCAAAGCACTGAATCATCGCCATCGATCAGGTACTCGCACTCTCTACCATTCAGCCAGCCCAGCATGATGGCATAGTTCACGATGGTGTCGCCCAACGCCGTGTTATATGTGCCAGACATCTTGCGGCCTAGTGCTTTAAACCGAAGGCCGCAAGCTGTCCAGCCCACATTCACCAGCTGCCGCTCGACAACATCATGAGCTTCTGGGTTGAACCGCGAGTAGAAGCGTTGTTCCAGCTTCAACCACCTCTGGGAGATATGGGCATCGAACTTCGAGTGATCGCACATCACCCAAACCCAGTCCTCACCAAGCTGCATATCTACTATGCGTTGAGCTCGGCGGACACTGTCCATGCCCTTCGCGAACACCTGTCGTTCCCCACGGTTACGAAACACCCATTTCTCAATGGGTATCAGCACCCTAGCGGCGTAAGCCGTTTCCTGCTCACTATAGTGCTGAATAGCCCGCGGGGCCTTCTCGTCCTGTTGCTCCTCAGGCATCTTCTCGAACTTGACAAACATCGAGACCCGCTTGTCCTTCTCAGAAAGACCATCACGGAGCAGCCGATGAAACGCACGCTCATAGGTCTTCCTCAATTTGCCGGTCTTATACTGCAGGACCTGTTGGTCGGTCCAAGCCAGCAACTCGGGGACATAGTGGAACTGCTTATTCAGCAGCATCTCACAGCGATCTTCCCAATATTTGGCTCGCTCAAGCCGTTCAGGACCCCAATCCTTCCTGCTGATGGTTTCCACAGGTAGCATATGCCGCTCAGCCATCGCCACCAACTCATTATGCCAGCAGGAGTTATAGGCAATCCACCGTGTGCCTTCAAATCGCTCAGGAATCGGAAGCAGCTGCACCAACTGCCGCGATTTGAGACAGACAGGGCTAACAACCCTTATGCTCTCCCCGTCAACGCTAGCCGCATTCTCTGCGGTAGCGATCTTTTCCGCCCGGTCCCAGAGGCACACTCCCGGGACCGAACGGGGCAGGACCTATGGTTTCCAGCCTAGACGCATGGGAGTGCGGAAGAAACCACGAACACCCAGGTTTCCTTCCGCAACCCCAGACGCCTTCTCCATACGTTTGTTGGAATCCTTCCCCTTGAGGTACTGCCTGCCCGACTCCTCCTCTGGTGATGGTACCATAGCCGCAGTGACGGCCTGCAGCAACATCTGCGTCTTCTGCTCTTCCGTCATACCGGGGCATTCCTTCTTCAGGAACTGGTCACCCTTCCGGTTCAACTCCAGCAGAAGACCAGGCTCTCTATGCCTATAGGCGGCGTGCTTCTGGAGAAAGGATGTTAACTCCACGTCGGCCCAACGGCCATTCCTGGCCCGCCAACGCTCAAACGCCCGATGGATGCGCTTGGTTCCCCACAACACGTCCTTGTCGATGCCGACGGGACTGGGCTTATACAGCCCTACCCTCCGCCTAAGTGCAAGGGCCTCTTCATCTTCCTGCCCATCTCGGGCACCGGAGGATCCAGATTCCGGTGAGACCTGGATTGCGATCTCTCTCACTCCAAGTCTCTTCTCCCACTTCTGGACGAGGTCTTCCGAAGTGGGCTGCAAACCTTGATCTGGGTAGAAGACCTTACGGACCCAGAACGTCGATTCGCAGCCGGACATCTTACAACTCCCATGCATCCCTGCATAGGTAACGTGCTGTCCACTATGCCCATCCGAGCGGCAAGACGGGCAGTACAGATCGCTCTGCACATACCGCCTGCCCTCAGGGAAGTAACGCATGATGTTGACAGGACAATCAATTGGTGGTAGCTCGTCAGGATCGTCCTTCAGCGTCAGCGTGGACACACGCTCTGAGACGTCCACCCACCCAGTGCCCTCCCCTTCTCCCATGCTTAGGTCCATCAAGCAGACCTTATTCACGGTTAGGGTGGGTCGTGGCCTTGCAGCCACGGGCGGGTTTAGCGGCGGCTGTTTTGGAGTTTCAACCGCTGCTACCGGTTTCCGGACCTTGCCGGTGCGCCTCCTCGGCGCCGCGGCATAGTCGGGCTCCGGCGTTGGTACGCGCACCCTAAGATCTAAACTGGGCACGTTGCCGGACTTCAGCTGCTTCTTGGTGGGTTTCATGGCCACAACGCTCGCAAACGTCGGCTTCTTATCCTCAATTGCTTGAAGTGTTTGGCGATCACGTTCAGCCTTCCGACCAGCTTCCCTCCGCTGTTTGGAGTTCACTGGAGCTTTCTGCCTATCCGGCAGATGCTCCATTATCTGTTGGACGGTCGGTCCAGCAGATGCACCTGGCTGATTGTCCTGAGCTCGGAGGGCAGCACGTTTTGCCATGCGCCACATCTTGCTTGGGATATCAGCAGGTTTCCCAGGGTCGGACTGTGGTGACCTGGAGGGCCCACCACCCTTCTTACCCTTTCGGGTAACAGACCTTTCGGCCACGCGGGCATCAGATGAGCGGGCTCGCGATTTCTTCGCCTCTTCGGCGGAAGCCGCCTTCCCGGCGGCGTGTGGAGACACATCACTGTGCCTCCGTGGTTGAGATTGCAT